ATTGACGGCATTCGACAAAACCCGCGCGGCACGGTGATCGAATATCATCAAGGCGATTGGGCGGATTTGATCGGCAATACCAAGATCGGCAAACAGGCATGGGCTTATCATGAACTGGGCCTGATTGTGCTTTGTCAAGCGCGCATTGCTGGCGGCAAGTTTAGCTATCGGGGGGTGTTGGTGTGAAACTACCTACATCGTGGAAATACTACGTTCCAGATGATGGCGAGTGCGCAGATGATGCAACGCTTATTTACGCAACAAATGGCATCATTTGGAATGCATCGGATGCGGCAACTGTTGCATCAGAGGATATTTGGGATAATAGAGATGGATGGGAATGTGGAATTGACCTGTCAGATGTGATTGTTATCATTGATCCAGACGGGAATGAAACGAAGTGGCGCACTAGCTATGAGACAAGTGTGGATTATTATGCAACGGAGATCGATGAATGACATGGCAACCGATTGAAACAGCGCCACGGGATGGGATTGCTATTTGGCTAACATGGATGGAAAATAGCGAAGCTATGGAAAGTTATGTAATGTCGTGGCAGAATGGAATGTGGCAATCTCCAACTGGATTTTTATTTTGGATACCGGATAAAGATGTAGGACCTACGCATTGGCGGCAATACCGCGCAGATTGACACCTACCACAAAACACTACATAATGACAATTCACCCCAATATGGACACTATATGATGCAGAATATTACGTTTGAAGAGCAAATGGCGCTTCAGGGTTTGAGGTATGCGCAGGCCCTTGCACATAAAACCGCAACAGATGCTGGGTGGTATACTGACCCAAAAACTGGCGAACCTATTACTCGAAACTTTGGTGAAGTTGTGGCGTTGATGCACTCTGAGCTATCAGAGGCGCTAGAGGCTGACCGAAAGTCACTAATGGACGACAAGCTAACCCATAGAAGTGGCGTAGAGGTAGAGTTTGCGGATTGTATCATTCGTATCTTGGATACGGCGGCGGCTATGGGTCTTGACGTTGCATCTGCGCTGATTGAAAAAAACCGATACAATAAAGATCGCGCCGATCATAAACTTGCAAATCGCGCTGAAAATGGGGGTAAGAAATACTAATGCCGTTTGAGATTAGCTGTAAAGAATGCGGCAAAAGTTTCACGGTAGGAAAGTCAAGAAGTGAAACTGCAAAGTTTTGCTCTAGATATTGCAGTGATAATCACCCTAGAATTAAAAACATATCTAATTGTGTAAATTGTGGGAAGCCATTCCCGATTAAGAAATCACAGTCGGATAGAAGTGGATGGAATTGTTGCAGTGAATATTGCCGCAAATCACACCGATCCAAGTCATATTCTGGGATTAATAATCCAAATTATAAAGGCAAAAATGTAGACCATGATGGATACAGGTTGTTTATACCTGAGGCTAAAGGTGTAAGGGTAAAGTTGCACAGGCATAATGCAGCTATAGCTTTAGGCTTAAATCGAGTACCAATTGGCTTTCATGTTCATCACCGCGATTGCAACATATTAAACAATGAACCTGAAAATCTTGCCTTAATGACAGTATCAGATCACAACTGGCTACATAAGCAGTTTGGAAATGCTACCTTGTGGGCATTTATGAATAACAAGGTTTCTATTAATGAATTGAAATCTTGGTCTGACAATCCAGATAGGGCTGAAAAATTACTGATAACAGATGTTTATTCTCAAGGAATGTCTATAATTTCAGGTGAGAAACATTTTGCAATGGATGTTCACCAATCTATTGCAAGTCTATATCCGGTGAGGGCTGAATTTATTGAGGTGGACGAATTGAGCGAAACGAAACGAGGCGCAAACGGGATGGGATCAACAGGGAAATGAATTATTATCAACAGTTTATTGCACTATCCAGATATGCACGATGGTTGCCAGAATATAACAGGCGCGAAACGTGGGGCGAAACCGTTGATCGGTTTATTGAAAATATTGTAAAACATAAGGCCCCTGAAATTGCCGATGAAATGCGCGCGGCTATCTTTAATCTTGAAGTCATGCCGTCCATGCGGGCGCTTATGACAGCAGGCCCTGCCGCAGCGCGTGATAATACTTGTATTTACAATTGCAGCTATTTGCCTGTTGATGACCCTAAGTCTTTTGACGAAGCTATGTTTATCCTTCTTTGCGGAACTGGCGTAGGGTTTTCAGTTGAACGCCAATACGTCCAGAAATTGCCAGAAGTGCCAGAAAAACTATTCGATAGCGAAACTGTTGTAATGGTTAAAGACAGCAAGGAAGGATGGGCAAAGTCATTCCGTCAAGTTCTGTCATTGCTATGGGCAGGTGAAATACCGAAATGGGATGTTTCCAAGGTTAGGCCCGCAGGTGCGAAACTAAATACGTTTGGCGGTCGCGCGTCTGGACCTGACCCGCTTGTTGATTTGTTTAGGTTTGCGGTTGCTACTTTCAAAAAAGCATCTGGCCGCAAACTAACTTCGATTGAATGTCATGACTTGATGTGTAAGGTTGGGGAAGTTGTAGTTGTAGGGGGCGTTAGGCGTTCAGCTATGATCAGCCTTAGCAATCTATCAGATGATCGTATGCGCCACGCTAAATCAGGTCAGTGGTGGATTGGTGATGGGCATCGGGCGTTGTCTAACAATTCAGTTGCCTACACTGAAAAGCCTGACAGCGAAAGTTTTATGCGCGAGTGGCTTGCACTTATGGAAAGCAAGTCGGGCGAACGTGGCGTGTTTAATCGTCAAGCTAGCAAGAAACAGGCAGCTAAGAATGGCCGTCGGGATCATGGTTTTGAATTTGGGACTAATCCATGCTCCGAGATTATTCTAAGGCCGTATCAGTTTTGCAACCTATCTGAGCCTGTAGTGAGGGCGGATGATACATTTGAAACGTTGTCACGCAAGGTTAAGCTTGCAACTATCCTTGGCACGATCCAATCGACTTACACGCATTTTCCATATTTGCGCAAGATTTGGCGGGAAAATACTGAGGCGGAACGGTTGCTAGGCGTTAGCCTCACCGGGATCATGGATAGCTGGACCTCACATGCTACGGATGATCAGTTGATCGCACTAAAACAAGTTTCTATTGACGCTAACGCGGAATGGTCTGTAAAGATGGGTATTGAGCCTAGCGCGGCTATTACTTGCGTCAAGCCAAGTGGCACTGTATCGCAGCTTGTGGATAGCGCAAGTGGCATTCACGCGCGCCATAGTGAATATTACATCCGAACGGTTCGCGGTGACAATAAAGACCCTCTCACTCAATTCATGATTGCAAAAGGCATTCCTAACGAACCTTGCGCGCAAAAGCCTAGCACAACGACTGTTTTTAGCTTTCCGCAGAAATCACCACATGATGCGGTAACTCGAAATGACATGACCGCAATTGAGCAATTGGAATTGTGGCTAACATATCAGCTGCATTGGTGCGAGCATAAGCCAAGCGTAACTATTACTGTGCGTGATCATGAATGGATTGAAGTTGGCGCTTGGGTGTATCGTCACTTTGACGAAGTAAGCGGCATTAGTTTCTTGCCGCATAGCGACCACAGCTACAAGCAAGCGCCATATCAGGAATGCAGCGAACGCGAGTATTTGTCGGCGATGGAATTGATGCCAGATAGTATCGACTGGACTGGGCTTGTGGAGTTTGAGAAAGACGACACAACCAAGGGCAGTCAGACAATGGCATGTAGTTCAGGCGTTTGCGAACTGGTTGACGTGTAGATCCAGAGCAGGATTACGGCGCATGTGATATGCGTGTTGATCCTGAAACCGGGCAGTTGATCAGGTCTTGCGATTAGAAAACTAACACTTGACAACCTACCTAGCCTGCCTTAGAAATAGGGCAGGCTTATTTATTGGAGATGATAGAATGGTGGACTTTAGATCAGTCAAGAGAGAACACGATAAATTTAGAAGTAAAAATGAAACGAGCCGTGGAAATAGAATGGGAATGTTTACTCCATATAAATTTTCTCGTAAAAAAGACGGATCATGGAGAATTGGTTACGGACTTAGTAGTTTTCTTGTTGCATATGGCAGCGCTTGGTCTATAGATGAAGGAATGGCAATTTTAGATATGCTTAAAAAACAGTATTGGAGAAAAACATGATCAGTCGATTGATGCCGGATCAAATTGATTTAGGACGATATGCAGCTTTTTCAGTAGGGGAACCAATTAATCACTATGAAAAAGAAAACTACCAAAACAATCATGGTTGTAGAACTGTTATGGGATATTTTTTGCCAGAGTGGCAACGCGGTATTGTTTGGGGTGTTGATAGGAAAGTTCGATTGATTGAAAGTATTTGGCTTGGAATGCCAATTGGTACTTACACATTTAATAGGGCAAAAGAATACGGAAGCAAATTAGACAATTTATTGATTGATGGGCAACAAAGAATGCACTCAATTCAATGCTACTTGAATAATGAGTTCAAGGTTTTTGGGTATTATTGGTCTGAAACAACTGAAATTGACAAACGTGGATTTAGAAATTCGCGTCATTTTCCTTGCTATATCACAGAAACAAGTGATGAAGAATATCTGCGCAATTACTATAATACTATGAATTTTGGCGGGATTGCACACACAGAAGGACAAAAAGCATGATCACCACCCTAACCCTAACCCGCGATACTGGCGACGGATGGTATGCGACACTACCGTCCGGGGATGAATGTTACATCCCATACGGTGCAATTCATAACCGCGAAGG